TTATTAAGCATTCGTTTCCATATTTCTTTAGTTGCATCTGCCATTGAATACTGAAATGTATTATTTCCATAACTTCCAGTGACATCTGTTCCAAATGCATATTTCCACAATGACGTTACATCATTTCCATTTACCATTTCAAACCCAAATGAACGTAAAATATCCCACGACAAATCCTTTGCAGAACCTTCTGTTAATTTGTGTTCTCGTTGTGCTTGTTGAGTAAAATAGTTTATATATGTCCAAGAAGTATCAAAATGCTGACCAATCATAGTCAAAAACAATAAATACGGTGCATTTGCAGAATCAGAAAGAATATTGAATGGAACTGTTCTTAATAAACTATCTTTGTTTTGAGAATCGTAATCTTGCGCTCGTTCTATTTCACTATCATACCATGCAATGCCGACCGCTGAATCAATTTTTGCAGGTGTATATGGACTTGTATTATTAGTTTTCGGCCAAGTAGATTGCGTTACTTCTCCATATCCAAGAGAACTTGAAAATGTTGAACCACTTTCATAATACAACCAATTTTCATATCCATCAAATCCATTTATAACTTGTCGTTGTAACATCATCAAATTATCTGCACTTGCACTTATATATGCTGGTGTTGAACCACTAATTAAAGCATATGACGCACTGTATTGTTCTATTAATTGTAACTTATAGTAAAAATTCTTTACTCGTTCTTCAATAGAACTAAAATGCACAAAATTATTATAATCGCTATAATCAACATTTACGGTCGTTTGATAATTACTCGAACTTAAATAATAATTTATCAAATCTTGCGATGTTATTGGGTGTGTAGAAAGAACATCAGTCCACGACTGATATACCGATGGTGCAGAAGAAAATTGAGTTATATCAATATTTCTATTTGGTCCAGCAAGAGTTTTAAGCGGTTGCTCTTCTTGCGTATCTGAACTAAGAACGGCCGTTATTTTAACTGGATTTGCAAGTTCTGTTACCGGATTTACTCGCATTTTTTCTACAATTGCATCCGGCAACGGTTTGTAAAGTCTAAAAACCAATGAATTCGTTTCTGCATCTACCGCTTGATTAATAACAAGAAGAAGATTATTTTTCCCAAAATCGAGCATAAATTTTATTTGCGGTTGAGTATTTCGAAGCCCATCCACAATTTTTAATAATGCATTTGGATTGATTAACATTATAGCTGGATTATTCGAATCTGACGTTTTGTCTCCAAACAAATTTCCTATATTAAGCGTACTGTCTGTTGCAAAAAGACGCACTTCTTTACGAGATGTTGAAATTTCTCCAAGATACCACTGAATATCAAGCGGATAAAGATATGCTTTTAAAAAGTTGTATGTCGCAGAATATATTCCACTTCTAAATCCAGCAAAACGCAAATGTGATTCTACCGGCAAATATGCCTTCAATGGACTTACGTTTTCACTAAATAATATTTTATCTACACCTTGTGTAGTAATAATATTTCCTATAGATGAAATGTAATTTCCACCATCATCATAAACATGAAACTGAATAATTTCTCCGGATTCAAATGTATAAACTCCATACTTAATCTCCGATGTTATTACAGGAGAAAGTAAATTTAAATCCGCCGAATCATATCGTTCAATGTATTCTATATTTGTAATATTATCTGCCATTATTAATCTCGATTATTAAATTATGGGCCAAATGGATTTGGATAACCCACTTTAATATAAATTGTAGCTGATCTATAAACATATGTATCGATATTTACGCCAGCACGGGGCAACGTAGAAATTGTTACTGAACCTTCTTTACCATCTGTTCCTACTAACGCCTTTAACGTGATTATACCCGTTGAACCCTCATCCCAAAGTTTCATATTTATTGATTCGTTAATATAATTATAACTACCTATACCTTTCACTGGATCCCAATCTACAGAACGAAAATTTGATGGAAATGTCACTTGTAAATTACCATCTTCTTTTGTTAATCCAGCAACAATAATGGTTTTTTCAACCTCAGTTAATAATTCAAAATATCCATCTCTGGGTATATTTATGTCTAATGCACCTGGACGAACTCCACTAACTCCACTAACTCCACTAACTCCACTAACTCCAATTGGTATTTGAACTGAAATCCACACGACTTCTGATGCGGGTGGTGTAGAACTATCAACGAATTTTACATATGTATTTCCTTCTACCACTCCAGACGATATAATAAACACATATCCATTATCCAAATCACGTGGTGATAATTTTGCACTTACAAGTCCAGGCGTTCCAATGGCGTATACACTAAATGGTTTTGTTCCACTTCTTTCAACTACCGAAACTCTCACAGAAGTTAATGGGGTCATAGTGATCACATCAGGCATAACCTGAAATCCGCTTGGCAACTTGTTTTGATACGCATCAAGTTGAAGTTGTAATTGATCGTTGTTTGCTTTTAATAAATCTATTCTATTAAGTGTATCACCTAATTGAGTTGATAAACTTGAAGATACTCCAAACAATTCACCCACTGTAGTTAATACTACTTTTAATTGATCATTAAGATTTCCATATGTAAGTGGAAGACTTGAACTTACCAAATATGCATGCGTATTAACATCACTTGAATATGGCGTACCAACCGAAATCGCAGTTGTCAAATAAACATTATTTACTAATGTTTCAAGTTCATTAAGAAATACTCGACTATCGCCCCTCTCAGCTGCAATTTGTAAACTATTAATAATATCTGAAAATGTCAATGAACTACTTAAAGTTAACGTTAACGTTCCTCCCGGAATTATAGATTTCAAATTATTATACAACTCAAAAAATCTTGAAACTCCAATACCACTCGTTGGACTAATCAATTCTTGAAAAAGTGCTCCAGTAACTTCCTCGAAATTAGGTTCATCGATCACTTCCGCTTCTAACTGATATGGATATTTTTCGGTTTTTCCTTCATCAGGTATAATTGGAATATTTATACTGGGATGTAGTATTTGATTTGGCATTATTATTACCTTACGACCTTAAATATAAAGTCCCCATCATAAAATTCGTCCAAACTTCCACGAGTAATTTTGAATACGAATTTATATAATCGTCCGGATGGTAAAGACCCTACACTAAAATTAAAATAGTTATTAGTACCATCAAAGCTGATTTTTGTATAATTAGTATCAAACAAAGTCCAATATTCTCCTGTATATGCATCTTTAACTGCGTAATAGGATGCCGATGGTAATTGTTTAATATCTACATATTGAGACGAAGAAATCACAAATGTTTTTGCTGGAAATCTATCTCTTCCAACAACCGTTATTTTTTCAGTAGTATATTGTTTATACTCTGCTTTGGGATTTTTAATATAAAGAACCGAATTATCACTAAGAGAACCTGTATAATTATTTGCGGATGCTGATATTGACCCCGTTATATAAGTAGAATCATCATATCGCACATCCAATCTTGGTTTATATATCGTATTGGTATCAAGTGAAAAAAACTTCAATGTTCCATAACTACTACTATCCGTCTCTTCCACATCAGTTAATTTCAATATAAACCCTACATTTGGAATTGTTCCAGATACCCACTGTTCTACAATAGATGAAACATCCACTTCTAAATCTGCGGCCTGATAATCATAACTTACATAAATTTGTTGACCTGACCCGGTATACCACGTTCCACCGCGTGTTGACAATGAAGCAGATGCCCAATAATCAAGTTCGTTTTGACTTGTTTTGTAATACCACGATACACCTTCCGTTGTTACGGGTGTATTAAATTTCTTTCCTACTCCCATCTGCCATGACTGACTAATCGCATTAATTTCAAGAGAATATGAAAGAGGAATATTTTCCGGCTGTGTAGCAAATAATTTAAGATAAAATTTTCTACTTCCAGACACTCCAAGAGAAGATAGTGCTGTATAATCAAATTGTAACAATGAACGAATTAGAAATGGATTACTATTTCCGGTTCGCAATGTTTTTTCTACTTCTAAAATTTCATCCAAACCAGTATTCCAACTTGCGGAAACTATATCGTCTCCATAATATATAGAGGTGTCCTTAGAGCCTGTTATACTGAATATCATTTATATTCTCCTTAATACGTAGTAACTGAGCAGCGAATATCCAAATCCGGAAACTTCACTTCAAAAATTGCCGGATCAAGAGATGGATATATTACATTGTTGTAAGTTGCTTCTGTAATGTTATATATATTTCCAGAATATCCATCTGATGCTTTATACAAACATTTTATTACTGGATTTCCAACAATCGATTGTACTCCTTGAACAGATGCTATTGCTGTTGTCAAAGCGTATATCAAAATTGGTTGATTGAACTGCCAGTTTTGAATATTAAAGAAATCCTTCACCGCCTGTATTGCTCCCAAAACCACTTCATTTTGATTATATTTTGGCAATACAACTATTTTAAAATCTATTCCAATGTTTATAATAAATCCATTTTCAATGTTAATCGCATCGGTTAATAAACGATATTGACCAATATACGTAGAAAGATTTCTCAAAACTGCTTCATTAAGATTAGTAAGATTTCCATTTTGATCATACCCAATAACATACATATTTATTTTGAATGGATTGGAATTTGTAGTCTTATCTCCGTCTTTTGATGCATTCAATAACGAATCTGGAACTACATATACTTTCGCAATGCTTCCAAATTTTGCCGGCATTGATAGTGCCCGAATGATATAATCTTCTTTCGTAACTGCCCGGTTTTGCGAACTGAAACTTGCCAATGCATTCAACCGTATTTCATCTGGAGATTCTGCTCCTCTACCACCAGTTGCAGGAGAAGGATTTGTACACGCAATAGACGCTTTAACTTGTGTTACAAGATTAGCATCGAGAGTTGTTTCATTCAAATCAACTGTCATTTCAAGTATTTCTGTCAAATCATCTTTACCAACATTAGACTCCGCTCCACCACCATGATAATATTGTACTGTCATAGTAGTGTTATGTGGAATTTGCCCATACGTTTTTGTAAATAAAAAGTTTGCAGGATCTATATTTTGACTAAAGTCTATCGTTCCATCCGGTAATGTTGAACCAAGCATTGATACATTTGGAGTTATTTCTTCATCTGCACTATCGGAAATTCCAGAACCAAATTTAAATTCTAATCTACTATCTCCCCTATATCTCGTTTCAAATCTACGCGGAACTTTTTTTAATTTAAGTAAATATGGAGTATCTTGATAATATATAGAAAGCGTTGGATCGTAAACTGCTGTATTTGGAACTGATACTGCTATCGTATCTTGTGCAAGATACGGAACTTCATACCACGTATATCCATCACTATCCGTAACACTCACAACTTCTGTAATATCCGATTCAGTCAATAAAATTTTTGAAAATTTCTGTGGGTCTCCAAATGTGAATGTTTCCGTTTTAAGAATACCTGCATTTACTTTTACCGTCTTCTTAAGCAAAAACCAATCTGGAGTTCCACTTGTTACACTATACACAGAAATGGTTAAATCGGCAGAACCACTTAATGTAAAATCAGCATCGTCAAGTGTTCGAAACTCTACATTTGCATTTGCAGTAGATTTTATTCTCATCCCAGCACGAATTTTTGTTGCATATTTCCAATCTGGAGCATTCGATAATGCAGGAACAAGTTGAAACACATCAAGGTCTGCAGTTGCTGGAGAAATAGGTTTTGGCACGTACCCAAACGTTTGTGCAATATTTGATATATTAGACGGTTCTTCACTATAATATACTAAAGATTCTTTAAATTGTCTATCGGTATAATATGCAAGAACATCTCCAATATAAGATGCCATTTCAATAAACATCATTCCGGGACTTGTTTCACTAAAATCTTTATAGGTATTTGGATAATACACCTTCGCAAAATTCATCAAAGATTCCCTAAATGAAAAGAAATCTTTATTAAGATACCGGATTTCTTTTTTTTCTGTTGTTGCCATAATTATTTTTCTCCCAGCGAAATTGGAATATCGAGTGTTGCCAAAGATGCAGGATCATTTCTTAATGAAAATTCTATAGAAATGTTCATCATATTTTGATTCTGATTAAACGTTGTAGTTACTGTATCTATGTTTATATAAGGCAACCACATATTTACTGCATCTCTAATCGTATTGTCAATAATATGTTGCATTTGAGTAAAATCCGTCATCGGCTCCATTAAAAGATTATAAATCTTCGTACCCAAACTCGGATGCATTATACGTTCGCCCTTTATCGTCAATACCAGATTTTTTATATTTGTACTGGCTTGATCCAGTGTAGTAAATGATTGTTGAAAATACAATCCAGAAGAATCTTGCGTTATTGGAAGCAATATACCTATAGCATTGTCCATTCGAGATGAAGATACTGGAATGGTCACGTTTGCCGGTGGAATACGTGTAATTATAGTTGTGCTCACATTATATCTCCCATTCCTTTAATATAATAAACTTACATCCAAGATGTTTCATTATTCTTCTTTGACGAACCAAATCTTTTCTCCACCTGCTTCTATGGCGATTTTCATAATACTCAATAACTACATTTTTCTTTTTATCATAACCATCAAGAGCATACCCAATAACACGAAATTCTCCACCATTAAGAGCATGTTGAAAATGGTATCCGTATTTTTTTCCATATTCATTTATTATTTGACAAGCAATTGTATTAAATCCCGGCGTTACTTTTCCAAGTCTTATTTCTCGCAATTTTTGTTTAGTTTCTTCTGAATGATGTATGCCTCGATGTACCAATGACATTTTTTTCTTAGTTTTTTCTGATAAACGTTTTCCAAAATTGTGGTTATTTTTTCCTTGATGCGCAAATGACATTTTTTTCTTAGTCTCTTCTGAATAAGATTTTCCTTGTCTTCCATTTGACTTACCTTTTCTTATTACTGACATCTTTCGTTTGGTTTCCTTTGAATGACATTTACCTGACATACCTATATGATTCAATGACATTTTTTTCTTTGTCTCTTCTGAAACGCGATGCCCTTTCGTTGCCAATGACATACTTCTATTCATTTCTTCGGTTCGTATGTATATTCCTTTTGGCATATTATTTTCCATCCTTTTTATTTATCACACGCATTAGAGGTTTATAGTTCCGGGTCAAAGCATTTTTTATATGCTCTGGTAATGCATCTGCATTTACTGCCATCGGACGACCTTCTACGTCTACACTCGGTATCATTGCCTCTACAGGTTTTTCTGCGCCTGGTGGAAGATTCAATGCCTTTGCGTGAGCAAACGAACGCGGGTCCTTATTATACTGCATTGCTGGCCACTGTTCTGCGTCAGTTCCAGGAATATCCGATGCTGGCATAATTGCTTTTCCTGTTCTCAAATCCATAAGCGTTTCATTCAATAACATATTCAATTTTCTATTCTTGACAAAAATAACCGGTTCTTCTTTTTCAGATACTATTTTTTTACGATTTTCCATCTTATGTTTTAATCCATCCAACTTTTCCTTAGAACCAATTGGAATATTAGATGCCATTTCAACAAGTGATGTTTCATCTACTTGCTTTTCTTCCATTTCAGTAAGCAACCGGTTTGTCTCTTTTTTTACTTCTTCCCGAATTATACTCTTAATGAAGTTAGAATCTCGTAATTCTTCCCGAATTAGTCCCCGTAAAATTGTAATGAGTTCCAGTCTGTTCATATTGCCTCTTAAAATGGTGGTATATTACATATAAATATCACTAAACAGTAAATTCTTATTTGATTCCTGTCCACAAAAATGG